GCATTAATCTTCAATTGGTTTGCATCGCTCATCTTGTTGTATTACTATTTGAACGCTACCTTGAATGTTTGCGTTGATGTCGGTTGTTTGTTTTGCTCTGCCTTCTAATCTATCAAGTATTTCCTGATAAGCACGGATGTCGGATTTCATTGCCTTTGCAATTATCTTCATATCTAGTTGCTCGGCTATTGTAAACTCCTCATCTTCGCCTGTAACTGGGTTTCTTACTTTGGTAACAAGTTCAAGTAAACGCAGTAAACGAGTTCTTGAATTAGGCACTCCTTTAGGTCTGCCATTAGGGTTTGCATTGTTCCCTTTTGGGAATGGGGTTAAGTTTTGTTCATTTGCCATAATCTCACGATTGTTTCACGATTCTTACAAAGTTACACCACAATTCGGACAAGTCGTACCTCCGATGGCATTGTCCTTTGGTTGTTCTATATCATTTGCAAATGCTGGTATATCTAATCCCCAATTATCAAGGTCTTGTATATTCCATTCGTTTGCCAATAAATCAAAATCCCAATCGCCTGTGCTAACATTATCACGAACAATAAATTGCTTCTTTTGTTCTTCGGTTAAGTTGTTAGCGTGAATAACAGGAACATCGGTTAACCCAGCTTCTATACAAGCACGATACCTTTGATTACCACCTAAAATGACATTTTTCTCATCAATAACTATTGGTCGCAAACCTAACATTTCAGGAAACTCCTGAATTGACTTAACCAATAATTTGAATTTAGCATCTCTGCAAATTCTAGGATTGTTTGGGTTTGGTTTGATTTCGTTGATTAACATTATCGGTTTTTTGTTGGTGTTCTTATAGATGGTGTTTGTGGCACTTCTTTTTTATTTAGGTCTTTAAATCCTAACGACTTCGCACATTGGCAACATTTTACTTCGTGTTTTGGCAATTGTGATTCCCATACATAATCGGTGGTAATTCCACATTTGCACTTGTATTCTCTTTTACAAAATGTATCTTTCATTATCCTTGTCTATTGTAAGGTTTTGTTGGTTTGTCTTTTGGTCCGTTACTTTTTTTGTACTTACCTTTTTTTCTTGTGCCAAAGTTTACCTTACCAGCTGCGTTTAGTTTCGCCATTACTTATATTTTTCAATTAGTTCGTTTAATTCAGTCCTTGACCATTTCTTTATTAGCCTGTGTTGGCTTTCTAGGTGTAAAACCATTCGTTCGCCTATTTTATCAATTAGGTTTCTACGATAGCCTATCAGGTGGAATTGGTCAAAGCCATTGCAAGATTTACATTCTCCATTGACATTGTATTCATCAAACCTTAATGCAGAACTTCCCTTGACAGGAACATAATGCCCAGCATCCATATATTCAAAATCCTTTATTTGACCGCAACTAATACAGGTAAAATACCCATCTTGACTATCTCTAGTCCTAATGTATCGGTTAAATATTTGTTGAGCCTTTGCGGTTAATCTTGGTATTGATTGTAAAGCCATAATGCAAAATTAGGGTTTTATAGTACGAAAAACAACTATTCGGTCTTTGTAGGTAAATCGTTTCTTATTTACAGGGTTTAAGGATTGTTTGATTTGGTATTCATTTACACCTGTTACTCTATGTGCGTAGGATATGGATTTAAATATTGTTTCTTGTTTGTTGTCTAGGTATATCATTCTCACTGGCTGCGAGTTCTCTGCTCCGTTCATAAAATTAAAGTCAATTGTTTTTTTAGGTCTAATTCATCCATAACATCCTTTAAATCAATCACATCAATTTCATATAAATCTGCTTTTGTTTCAAATGTTGTTCCATTACTTCTTTCTCGTATTGTACCTTTTGGATATAGCCTTCTTTTGTTAATAAATTCTTGTTTTGTTATCCAACCGCAAATAGTAAGTATTTTATTTAGTTTGTTATAACTGCAAAATATGTAACCTTCAGGATTAAAATAGTCTTGTAATGCAATAAAGTTATTTGTATAATTTGGTTTTACGCTTGTGGTTCTGCCCATTGTTTTTACATCTAAACTAATTGAGCCAAAAATATTACTATAAACTATATCAATTCCATTATCAAAGCCATCGTTTCCGTTTATATATTCTAATTGGAATAACTCCATTACAACACATTGTCCAATAATACCTGTCAGTTGTTGTTCTTTATTACCATTTGCAGTATATCTCTGACCAAAATTATATTTATTTATTTGCTTTTCGCAATGTTCTATAATGTTATTATTTACTTGAATGTCAAACATTATTTTATTAATCGTTTTAGTTCGTAGTAAAAGTCAAATGTTACCAATATGGTAATGGCAAGGATAAAGCCTATAAATATCCTTGTAAACTCAATTGTTAGTTTAAATAGTTCTTTCATAGGTTATTTGTTTTGGTTGTTTTTATTAATTATTCTATTTACCCACTCACAAGTTTGAAAAAATTCTTCTCGTTTAGATATCTTTCTTATACTTAATTTATTACCAACTATCGGTTTTTTCTTTTCTTCTTTTTTTATCCTTTCTATTCTTCCCATAGGTTATTTGTTTTATATTTGGTTATTAAAGTGCATCATTAATGAATATTTTTTGCATTGCTGGGTCATTGTTTCATCGTTAATTAACATATCATTTGCTTTTTTCGCTTGTGCCAAAAAGAATAATCTAACTTTTGCCTTTATATCATCTCCTTGCTCTTTTGATATTTTAATCATTTTACGCTTCCACATATAATCAAAAACTTGATGGTTAATAAACCTAAAGTCTTTTCTAGTTGATTTATCCCACCATTCCTTTTCATCCTTAATGGCTTGTTCTTCATCTATGTAATTGTGAGCAGTTGATTCAACCTTTGGTTCAATTTTTTGCCTTACCTGTACTGCTATCTTTTTATATTCAGCCATTACATCGCCAAAGAATTTAGGACTAAATGCTCCATAATTTCTATCTACATCCAGCCTACCTAAAACATAAAGTTCAAATGCTGCACCCAATTCTTTTAGTTTAAATATTCCATAGTTCTTTAGTACAAATTCAACTAGGAACTGAAATTCAGGGCTTGTAGGTGGAACTGCACCGCTTAACTGAATACAGGTTTTTAAGTGTTCAGCTACTTCAATGCTTGAGCATTTTGATATGTGCATTGTTTGTAAGGCATCATAAATTTTAATCTCGCTTTGGTTCAATGTATTTAAGACTGGCAAGTTGTGTGAAATTACGCTCACTGACATTGGGTTTATAACTTGTGGTAGCATTTCGGATAATGATTTCATCGTTAAAAGATTTATTGTTTAAATATGTGGTTGGGTCTTTACGGAATGTTTTATCAGGGGTTGAGTTAACATACTCTTGTACTATTTTTAAAGCTAATTGCTTTTCATCACTTGTCAAAATATTCCATTTGGCAATGGCTTTATCCTTACTTACTTTTTTATCATAATCATTCCACCATTGTTCAAATTGCCAATCGTGTATTTTAGCTTTAGTTTTATTTATAGTTTTAGTATCAGTTATAGTTTCAGTTTCAGTTTCCATATGCTTTGCATATGCTTTGCTAGTGCTATCATTTTTAGGTGATTTAGCGTTATTTCTCCTTGATTCACTAAACTTTAGCCTACGAATTGCCTCGTTGTACATCCTTTCGTTAATAAATGCACCATCTTCAATTTTAAATTTATCCCAAATGTCAACATCATATGCAGAGCATATGCTTAACATATCCTTCTCACTTAATTTGCCTTTTTGATGTTGTAAACATAATAAACGAATGTACTTACCAACCTGTTCGTTGGTCATTGTAAATGTGCCACTCAAGAAATCACTTGTGTAAAATAGCACGGCTGGGTCTTTTGACATAATAAAAAAAGGCTCTCGGCATCCACCCTAGTAGGATTAGGGTTTCAGCTTTGAGCCAATAAGTTAGTAAACGGATATCCTACATCCTTTGCAAATATAACCTATTTTACCTAAAATGGCAAATCAGTATCTTCTGCCTCCTGTTGGTTTTGGGCAAACTCCTTTTTAGCCTCCCAAACATACTCCTTACCATTTCCGCAATATTCCTTTTTGGCTTTCTCTGCCCTTTCAGTTGCGGTTTGTCCGTTATAAACTGTGTGTGTGTTTTCAAACTTATCTAACTCTTTACGTTTCTCTACAACAATTGTAGCGTAGTGATTTCCGTTTTTGTGAGCAGTAAATTTGATGTCCTCTTTTTTTAGATTTAATACTATCATTTTATTTGTTTTGGTGTTTATTAATTTGTTCTTCTTCTATTTGGTTTTCTGCATCTAAATCCTTTTGTATTTCTTCTTCTTCATCTTCTTCAAAGTCGCAATGTTCTAAACATTCAGGACAAATTCCAACTTCTTCCATATCGGTTTCTGCTCCGCAGCAAGTACTTAATCGCATATTAGTTTGTTTTTGATTTAAAATAATTTAATTCCTCTTTTTTTATATCCAAAGCCAATCGCAACGCAACTCTTAATGTTTGTAAAACGTAATTATCTTTACTTAATGTTGTGGCTTCTATTTCGGTGATTGATTTGTTTAATTGACCAATCATCAAGTCAATGCTAGGAAATTCATTCATAGTTTTCGTATTGTTCGCTAAAATCACTCATCGGAATAAATGGTTTTGGCTGGGTTAATAATGGGGTTAACATTTCAGGGTAATGTTTTGCCTTGTATTCCTTTAGTTTTGCCCTTGCTTTTCTAATTTCGGTTAAATACTCATTTTTCCAAAATCTATGGCAGGATTCAAACTTCCACTCATAGTAAGAAACATTATCCCTTAATTTTTCAAGTTTACTATCTATCATAAAGTTGATTGTTTGGTTTTAAATATTTCTTTTAATTCAGGGCTATTATCTACTAAATTCATATTGTATGAATATAGCGTTTTAAGTTCCGTTTTAGATACGCAAAGGTCAACTGCTAACTCTACATCCAATTCAGTAAGATGTGCCTTTAAATAGGCTGATTCATCGGCTTGTTGCATTTCCTCGCTAGTGTATATACCTGACAAATCCTGTGGGTATGCTTTTCTCAAAGCTAATGCCTCTGCAACTTTACCCAACATAATATGTGGCTTTGCCCATAAGCCCATAGGTTTGCCATCCTTA